ATAAATCCAAATATGGAGTTATTATTTAACGGAGTCACTCTTCGTACTTTTAGATTCTCTTTCAAATTAACTCCTAGAAATGATACAGAAACTAAGAGTATTAAGACCATAATTCAAGTGTTTAAAAAAAATATGGCACCAAAGGCTGCAGCAAGAAAACAGTTCCTATCAACTCCTAATATATTTGACTTACAATACATGAAAGGTGGAAAAAAGCATCCATTTCTAAATTCATTCAAATCATGTGCTTTAACAGATATGTCTGTAAATTATACTGGTGATGGAACATATGCTACATACCATGATGGAACTCCAGTATCCATGATAATGGATCTAACATTTAAAGAGCTTGAAGCAGTTTATGATGAAGATTATGACAAAGTACCATCTGCTGAAGGAGTAGGAGTCTGATGGGTTATTTTAAAGAAGTACCAAATTTAGAATATCAATCTTTCTTGAAAGGTAAACTATCCTCTCAAGATTATTTGACTGTTAAAAACTTTTTTAGAAGAGTAAAATTAAGAGAAGATCTTGAATCAGTATATACCTTCTTCTCAAAGTATACTATAATAGATGGTTTAAGACCTGACAATGTTGCAGAAGACCTTTATGGATCACCACAACTAGATTGGGTTGTATTAATATCTGCTGGAATTGTTAATGTAAAAAATGAATGGCCATTATCAAATTCAGAATTAATTAAACACTCTGAAAGAAAATATGGAACAGAATTTTCAGGAGTTAGGCATTATGAAACAACTCGGGTTGTAGACAATAGAAAAAGACTTATTCTTCCTGCAGGATTAGTTGTGGATTCAACTTTTACCATACCAGATCCATCTAATCCACTTGAAACATTAAATCCAGTAGTTCCAATAACTAACTTTGAGTATGAAGTTAGAAAGAACGATAAAAAAAGAAATATATCTGTTTTGAGAAATGATTATCTTAACAAATTCTTATTAGATACAAGAAAATTGATGAGATATACAAAATCTTCTGAATATATAAACAATTCTCTAATTAAGACAGAAAACACTGAATCTAAATTACCATAATAGATTTAACTTTTTATCAAAAATCATTACATATCTGTGCTTGCGAGATCTTTCTTTCCACTCACCTTCTGATCCTTTAACACTTCCTCTAGAGTGTTTAGTTCCATCTGCAAAATAAAAATCTTTTTTTGGTTCTGAAAGACCGCGATAGAGAAAGTTACAAGCACGATAAATTGTACCAGAATGATGGTCACTATCAGCGTATGAGATAATGGCCCTAACATTGGTCTCTTTTCTAAGTCGTCTAATCGCTTTTGATACAAACCAAGAAGTGATATTATACTCGCTCTGCTGAGTATTCGGGTGGATGCAGAGTCTGGATAATTCAAAAAGTCCTTGCTGTTCATCACGTTCTAATCCAAAGGCACCTTTAGCAATTTCAGGAACAGGGAGACCTGTAAAGATACAGACTCCCTGAATACCACCCACATTCAATGGACAAAAATCATTATTTTTGTATAACCCATAATTATAACCAGATTTAAAGGTTTTAGAAATATCCTTCAAATAATGAAACCGCAGAAGTAACTCTGCGGATTCTTTCTTGTTTACGCGGTCAATGTGATAATCGGATTTCAATCTTCTGCCAAACGTGCAAAGTATGAAAGTGCATCATCATCTTCCTCAGTATTACTGAGATTGATGTCAGGAGAATTGAAGTCACGCCCATCACTCAAAGAGTTAAGTTCATTCTTCATAGATTGGGGCATGGGAGCAGCACCACGATTCTGTGCGCGGAACTCTTCTTCTTCCTCAACTGTTTCCTGATCTTGGAACTTAGGAGTTCCCTTGCTGCCAAGAACATAGTCAAGGCGAGTTTTCAGTTCCTCATAAGTTTTGAACTGGTCGGGAGCAACAAGTTCTGCAAGAGAATACTGCTTCTTCCAGATTGCTTCCATTGCGTCATCGTCGTCCAAGAGTGCGCCTTGAGCGGCGAACTCAGAAGAATCGTAGTTACGATAACCTGCAACGTTCTTTGCTTTCAGTTTGAAGTTGGCACCTTGCCAGAAATCGAAAGGATCAATTGCCTCTTCATCTTCAAACTCAGGTTGCATAGCAGCAGTGAGTTTATCAAAGATTTTCTTACCGAACTTAAAGAGGAATACCTTACCCTCATTCTCAGGATTTGCTGGATCCTTTACAACATAAATGTTGCTGTAATACTGCAGTTTACGCTTTTGTTTACGTGCTGCTTCTTTACCTATATCAGTGCCGTTGTTCCACAGCAAAGAATTGTACTCAGACACAGGATCTTTTTGACCCATAGTAGTCAGAGAGTTCTCGATAAACCAACCACCAGGACCTTGGAAGGCATGGGAGTACAGTTTTACAAACGGTAGATCCTCACCATTGGGAGCAGGCAGGAAACGGATGACGGCATAACCATTGCCGCTTTTATCTACATCCAGTTTCCAAAGGCGTTCATCACCAGAACTGCCAGTGGTATTCATTTTTTCGACTTCTTTAACCAGTTTAGCGGTCAAAGAACCAAGTTTAGATTGCTTCTTTAGATCAGCAAAAGACATTTGGATTTCCTCGGATAAATTGGATTTGTTGGATACTCGGATATTATAGCGAAGTTTGCCTCAGGCGTCAAGGTGGTCGCGCAAGGATTGAATTGTGGCATTCATACTATTAAATAGATTATAAATGTCCGTTTCTGGTGGGAATCCCATCAGAGCCACAGATCTACGAAGATTTTCTTTCATTTCCACTGCTTGTGGATCATCAGATAGTGATAATCTCGTATACATGATTTGCTGTTTATTTAGCAAAGTTTGTAGTTTTTCAACGTTTTCCATTCTCTCATCCTTTTCCATATCAGAAAAAGATAACAGAGTACCATAAATTTCCTCCTGAAGGCGATTAATTTCAGCAAGTTCTTCTTGAATAATCTCAGAATCAAAAAAGTCACTCATTTAAAATTTCCCTCAGAATTTTTTTATATTGAAATACATCAATATTTATGAAGGGACTATATTTTTTTAATTTTAAACTTACAATCTCCCATACAGGATCTTGCAGTTTCTTGTCAAAGTTTTTTGAAAAATGGAATACTTTGTCCAAGATTACGAAGTTTTCTAAAGATAATCTGCTGCTTAGATACTCTTTCAGAATCTTTGGATGACCGTTCGAGCAATCGAAGAGATTTTCTAATTTGTTTTCCGACAACAATTCGTTGCTTTGTTCTTTGAACAAGTAAGTTGAACTCTGCTTCCGTTTTCTCCAATCTGCGTATGTTCTTTCTCCAGAATTGATAATTTCTCCAATCCATAAGTTTTGTGGGTTATCAGAGGCAGCAAAATTAGACACTAAAAAATCAACGACCTCTTCATTAGAATACTTACGGGAAGTTTTTTCAAACCAATACTTGTCTTTCCTCTTATTAAAAGAGGTTATACTAGCACGGGTTTTTGCACCGTATTTGAAGAAGTCGTATTTAGGATTAGTAAAGTGATTTTTTAGTGACAAATAATGTTGATAGGTTTCAAAGGGTGTCACGATCATAAAGGAAGTTTTGCTTTTGAGGTACGCTTCATGAAGTTAAGACGAGTTGCGTCCCACTTTAGCTTTTCTTTTAGAGGTTTAGAAACAAGTTTTGACACTGATTCAACCTCTAATTCATTTACTTCGCAATAGTGAACAATTGCATCAATATAATTAATTTTTTCTTCAGCAACAATTTTTTCAATTTCTATTGCAAATTTTGGAGGGGTCAAAAATTTACTTTCTAATACTTTTTCTAGTTCTTTATTTGGTTCCATAGATCTCCAGTTTATCTCTAACAAACTTTCTAATGTATTCGGTAAGAAGTTTGATGTACTTTGATTTGTTTCTTTCTTCATAGACGACGCATTCTCCATTTTCACATGCCATGATAATTACAAGTTTTTTGACAGAAATACCTGTCAGTTCGTACAGCATACAACCATATGCCATGCACTGCACAAAATAGTGATCGATCCACTCGCGTGGTTTTGGTTTTGCAGATGTTTTAAAGTCGATTATAGCTAACTCGCCATCATATTCAGCGATACAGTCTACAGTCCCTGCAACACCTAGTTGTTTACTATACAGAGACCCTTCAAGGGCGTAAATATTATTTATAAGACTTAATTTTTGTTTAGCAATCTTGAATAAAAAGTCTGAAATTGGTTGTACCTTAGGCAAATCTTCATTTTTTAAATGATACTCTACAAGAGTATGCATATCAGTACCGCGACTCGTAGCACGTTTTGTGATACGCTCTGCTTCTTCATTACCGACTTTTTTACGCCAGTTTACAAAAATCTCCTTATTGAAATGACTGGTCACTGATGTAATAGAGACCAGTCTTAGAAGTTCTTCATTATCTGGAACTTTATAATATCTTACCCCATCAATGGTTTCCCTATCAAGTTGGGGTAAATTAACTTCAACATGATTAAACATTAATACATTGCTCCCAAATGCCTATTTGAATACAGATTTCCTGAAACAGAAATCCTATACTCATCACTAGTTTGAAATGGATACACTTGATGTCCTAGTTGTGCTGGAAACATTATAATTCTTCCTTCCCATCCCTTTTCTACAGGCAGATAATAACACATAATTTGTCCTAATATGTTAGTGTAAGTAAATTGAAAAGAACCTGCGATAGGTCTTGACTGTGAATCTTTTGATGAATTGGTTTCTCTCTCATCCGAATTTTTGTACGGTATCTTCAACCAAATAACAAAACTTAGTTGACCATCATGCATATGCAATGGATTATATTCATTTTTCTTCTGATAGTTTACCCATATATCACCAATATGAGTTATTCGATCAAAATCAGTTGGAATGAGTTTATTATACTCTTTTGCCATATTGAGCAAAAAAGGACTAAGAGAAGATCTTGATTCTTTCAATAAATATTCTCTTTCTATTATGCCAGCAAGTTTGTTATTGTGTTCTTCAGCATCACCCGTCTTTTCTATTTGTTCTACTTCCTCCATAACAGAACGATATACATCTTTAGGAAGTTTTCCTCCAATAACTCCTAGAGTATGCAAAGGTACAATTTTAAACATAATTAAAAACCTGCTTCCATTTTTGCAATGATGTATTCTTTAACAAGTCCAGATCGAACGATATCTTCTACACCAAACTCAATTATATCAAAAGATGGCATCTTACGCAAGATTCCCATAAAATCTACAATACCATTCTTCTCATTTGTTTTCTGAAGATCAGATTGGCGAGCATCACCACAAAAACAGATCTTGGTATTTTCACCAACACGGGTAATAATAGAATCTAACTCATGAAAATTAAGATTCTGATACTCATCAACAATAACAATAGCATTATCTAGAGTTGTACCACGCAAAAAAGATGTGGACCAAAACTTAATTGTCTCCTGTGCTTTCAGATTACCATATAGCATCTCAAAGTCAGCATCACTAGGCATCTGGAACATATACTTTACCATATTCTTGTAAGGAATCTGGTAAATATCTGCCTTATCCTCATGAGAACCAGGAAGAAAACCAATTTCTCTAGTTGCTACAAGAGAACGTACAAGATAAATGCGTTCATATGGAGTATCCTCACTTAAAACATCTAGAAGTGCATTATACAGAGTTATAAAAGTTTTCCCTGTTCCAGCACATCCATAAGCAACAATATTTTTTCCCTCTTGATAAGAATCAAATAAACGTTGCTGATTCTCTGTCAAAGGATCAACGGAAATTAAATAATCAGAACTTAAAGGTTTTTTACGCTTTTTTTGTTTTGCAGTAAGACCAACTCCAATGGGTTGTTCGGAATTACTTCTCTTTCTACGTGCCATATTACTCAAATTTTAAGGTTGTTTGCGCCAGGTTGTGTCGATGCTCTTTCTAATACTTCATTCCATCCAGGTTTTGATTTTACGAGTTTGTCTTTCCACTCACCAACAGGTTCAAGTCCTAATCCAGGTGAATTTTGTGGAGTATAGTATCTATCCCAATCAGGATTATCTTTTTTCCACTGGTCCCAGTCATGAATACTCATAACAACTTCTTTAGTTTCACCAGTTTCCTTGTGTTTTACAGGATATGTTGCCATTTTTAATAGTTCAATATAACGTATTTAGATCCACTCTAATGCTTCTGCACAGGTGGGAAATTGCTCAATAAAGATCTTTTTACACTCTTCCGCAATGTCCATATGCTCTTTCTGAGTTCCATTGGCAGAACGCAAAGTGATATAATGGATCCATGACCTGCATGATCCTGACATATAGAGTCTGGTGGGAGTTGCTAGGGGAAGTACAAAACGCGCACACTCTTTTGCAATCGATGCGTCAAGCATCTCTTGATAGAGTTTCATTCCTTCTTCAAAGTGCTTTTGCATTTTGATTTGGAACTCTTGACGGACAAACGGGTCAATATCATCAATAGAATTCTGACGATTCTTGGTGTCTTGACGCCGTAGTTCAGGTAGAGGGATCGTCTCCGCGAGCAAGGAAGAATCAGCATAGCGTTGGGAAAACTCTTGATATGTGAAGCTACGGTGCCTCAGGATTTGAGCTGCCAGTCCCCTGGTAGTCTCAATCTCAAGGGTCATGAATGCCTGCTCGAACACAGACCAGTGATTATGCTTAATACAATATCCCAACAACTTTGCATAGTTAGGATTTTCTTGATTATTAGGGTTTGAGACACGGGCAACATATGCCATTGTCTGCTCCGCATCAGGAGTTACACTAATTAATTTTACACTCATTTACCAAATCCTTTTGATGTTTTCTCTTCTATTGTTGCTAATTCATTCTTAAGAACATACAACTGTTTTTTCATCTCTATTACTTTATCTTCAGAATAAAGATGATCTTGCTTGATTAAACGTTCAAGCAACTTTATAAGTTTTCTTGCTCTATTAGTCTGGGTACCCATCGTCATCGTCAAAAATCTCGTCGTAATCTGAATGTCTTTTGGAATCGTCGTAATTTTCCCGTTTGTCTATGTATGCATCAGGATCAGAGTATACTTCTGCCTTCAATCCGTCAACAAGTAACTCTAAATTACGAACTATGAGTTTTAATCTTTCCTTATCCATAAGAATGTAATTACTGTTGATATTATAGCACAAAAAAAGAGAGGTTTCTCAACCTCTCTTAAAAACTTTCCAGATTACCTCATTTGGTATAAGTGCGACCACGATAGCAGAAAGTGCCGTGAATTTCCTCACCTACTTCATGCACTTTACACTCCACACCACGATACTTAGTGATGTGAATTTGTGCATCATGCAGACGTGATGCTTTTTCGATCTGGTTTTTGATGAGAGTAAGTGTGTTCATGATTGACTCCTAAAAGAATGGGGTGATTTTCTCCTTTTACCCTTGCGGGTGATCCGAGTTTCCCGTTCCTTCAGTCGTTTGCGTCTTATTATTTGAAACAATCGTATCGCATATGTTTACCAAAAAGATTCCTAAGAACCTTTTTCTTATGTCTCTTAGGTAAGTCTGAAGACATAACTTCACCTGCAACTTCTCTGACTTGAGTACAAGACATACCAGGTTGTTGATGAAGGTTTGCGAATAGAATGAATTCAAACATAAGATGAACGCTCCGTTCCGCGACTTACTTGCGTCCT